GGCGGTGATGTCCGAGCCGGCGGCGGCGATCAGGGTGTTGACGTGGGCGCGGCTGGGCTGAAAGCCCTTGAGCCGCCGACTGCCCTGCGCGGCCTCGAAGCCGCCGATCAGGGCACCTACCTTTCGCCGGAAGGCCGACAACATGGTCACAGCCCCTTGGTGGCGACAGCGAGAATCCGGCGGCGGGGCTTCCTGCCCTCGGCCTGGGCGATGCGGCGGTCGAGGTCGGCCAGGACATGATTGGCCTGGGTCAGGTCGTACTGGACGGTGCGGTCGCCGACGGTGACGCGGGCGACCAGCGAATTGCGCCGCACCAGCACCCGCTCGCGCTCGGCCTTCATCTCTTCGAGAGTCATGATCAGTGCATCCCGCTGAACTTGATGATGCGCCGGGGACGGCGGGCGATCCGGCGCACCTGTCCGGCTTCGGGGTCGCTGGCGTGGTCCGCGACCGCCACCTGCTGTTCGAGATCCCGCCACTTGGCCTCGGGCCAGCGGTCAGCACCGGCGATCCAGGCGGCTGCGCGGGCATAGACCCGGCAATCCAGCGCCTCGTTGCGCTCGCGCAGCTTCTGCCATTCCAGCTTGGAGAAGCCGCGCCGGTTCTTGACCGTCACCAGTTGCTCGGCCACGAATTGCTTGCACCACTCCGAGTCCGCCCACGATGGCAGATGCACCGTTCCGGCGGGGAAACGGACACCCTCCGCCAATTCCTCGTCGGTAGGGCGCTCCAGGCGCAGGAAGCGGTAGGTTTCCGTCTTGAAGGTGGACACCGCCACAATCCACAGCCGGGCACCGCGACGGACCTTCTTGCCGCCCTCGGTGGCGTCCACCAGGGTGGGGCCGGAGACCGGGCTGGAGCGATTGAAGCCCTCGACGCCCTTGATCGGCGAGACCTGGCCGACGCCCATCTTGCGGCCCCAGGTGTAGACCGCCGAGGATTCGTAACCGCTGTCGATGGCCAGACGGGCGATCTTGAGGGCGGCGCCGCTGGCATGGGTCCAGGTTTGCCCCAGCACGCGCTCCAGCGCCGCCCAGGTCTCGGCATGTTCCGGCCCGCCGTCGATGACGATGTGATCGACCAGCCAGCTTTCCAGGTTGCGGCCCCAGGCCCAGACGTCGATCTCGACGCGGTCCTTCTGGACGTCGGCCCCGGCGGTGAGAAACAGCCCGCCCGCCGGCACGGTGCCGTTGGCCCAGGTCTCGCGGCGGTCGTACAGCCGCTGCCAATCGGGCGCCTCGCCAGATTCGACCCAGGTTTCGCCCAGCACGGTGTTGCGGAACACCCGCAAGGCGTCGTCCGACCCTTGGGCTGCTTCCCACAGCCGCGCGATGCTCTCCCAGGACTGCCAGCCCGGCGGCGAGTACAGTGCCGAGATGTGGAAGCCGACGGTGCCGGGATCCTCGGCCACCGCCGTGGCCCGCCAAACGCCTGCGGCCAGCATTCCCGCCTTGGCCGATTCGGTGATCGGCTGGTCGCAGGATTCGCACTGATAATGGACGGAGGCCGGCTGGCCCTTGTCCCATTTCAGCCGCTCGAACTTCAGCCACTGCATTTCGCCGCAATGGGGGCACGGCACGAAGAAGCGGCGCTGGTCGCTGGCCTCGAATTCCCGCTCGATCCGCGACAGCCCGCGAATGGTGGGCGTCGAGACCAGGAATGCCTTGGCCCGATGGGCGAAGGTGGCCATGCGGGCGCAGGCCAGCGCCACCGGGTCGCCCTCCTCGTCGGCCGAGGCGGGATAGGCGTCCACCTCGTCGAGGAACAGATAACGGGCCGGCATGGAGCGCAGGCCGACGGCGCTGTTGGCCCCAGTCATCACCAGGGTGCCGCCGGGGAAGTCCTTCGACAGCATGGTATTGCCCGCGTCGCGCGAGCGGGCCGGTTTGACCAGCGCCCGCAGCACCTGGCTCTCGTCGATCAGGGTGTCGATGCGCTGGCGCGAGTTGCGCTTGGCCATCTCGACGGTGGGCTGCACCGCCAGCACCGGGCCGGGGGCGTGATGGATGATGAAGCCCAGGAAGTTGTTGCCGGCTTCCGTCGCGCCCACCTGGGCGCCCTTCATGAACACCACCCGCCGGCAGGGATGGGACGGCGACAGGCAATCCATGATCTCGCGGAGGTAGGGCGTGCGATTGGTGCGGTAGCGGCCGGGCTCGGCGGAGGCGCGGCTCGACAGCACCCGGTGGCGGTCGGCCCATTCCGAGACGGTCAGCAGCGGATCGGGCCGCAATCCGTCGCGCCATGCCTGGAGCAGGATGTCCGATCCCCGGTAGCTTAGGGTGTCATCGGAAATTCGGCTCGATGGCGGCGAGTTCCCCAAGGTGATCCCTCACATAGGTTTCCAACAGGGTCTGCATGGTGTGGGCGTCGATCCCGGCCTCCAGCGCCATCTGCGCCGCGACGCGGGCCGGCCAGGTGATCCAGGCATCGCGCTCGCTCCGGGCCAGCTTGAACACCAGCGCCGAGGCCCGCGCCCGGTCGACCACCTCCTCCTTGAGGCGATCCACCTGCAGCCGCGCCTTCTGCGCCTTGGCCACCTCGTGCATGGTCCGCGCCTGGGCGAAGGTGGCGCCGGAGGAAGCGGGTGGCGGGGCAACGGGTGGTGGCGATGCGGCTTCACGCTGGGGCGGCGACGCCGCCGGTTTCGGAACAGGGGCGACCGGCGGTGGGGCGGCTGTTACCGCCGATGCTGGGGCCGCAGGCATCTTCCGGGCCGGATCGGTGTGGGCATCCCAGGCGGCGTCGGCCTTGACCGGGTCGATGGTGCCATCGGCTTCCTGGGAAATGCGCCCGGCGCGGACGGCCTTCAGCACTGAAACGTGGCTGATGCCGCGATGGCGCGCATAGGCGCGAATCGACAGGCCCATGAGCGAAATCCCACGAAAAACGAAATGAAATGATCGACTTATCCGGTTGATGACATCGCCCGGTAGAGCGATTGATGGTCCCACGAACAGAGGAGACCACCGCGATGACCCTGCCCGCCAACAACACCGAATGGGGCTTCTTCGGAACGATTCGCCACCATGCCGACCAAGCCGAAGCCTGGGAACTGGCGATGGCCGCAATCCAGCCCGCCACCGGCTGCCCCGAGGCGGCGGTGCGGGACTTCCTGGACAGCACCCAGGGGCGCCACTTCGCCGACGACGTCGCCAACGGGCTTTTTACCGGGCAGACGCTGGCGGCAGCGACCGAGGCCGCCGTGAGCCGCTGGATGGGCTGGACGATCAGCCGGCGCACGTCGCGCGACACCGGAATCCCCCACGGGCTGCCCTACCTGACGGGCTTCGTCACCCACTGCGAGATCATGGCCGACGTCGCCTGATCAGCAACGTCGCCCTCCCCGCCCCGACCGGGTTTCGCCCGGCGGGGCTTGGGGTGGTACAGGCGCGGGATCGGCCCGCTCCAACACCCCCGAGGGTACCATGACGCGAATTCAACTTACCGACAGCCAGCGCCTTGTTCTTGCAGCGGCAGCCGAACGCCCCGATGGAGCCGTCGAGCCCCTGCCCGATCACATCAGGGGCGGCACTGCCACCAAGATCATCCACGCCCTTCTGAAGGCGGGCCTGATCTCCGACATGCCGTTCATTGTCACCACGGCGGGACGGGACGCGATCTCGCCTCCGAAGGAAGAAGATGCCCCGACCATTCCGGCCGGCCTGGAGAAGCTCACCGTTGCCCAGATCGCCACCGCTATGACGACGTTGACCGGCGAGCCGGTCAGCGCGAAGTCGTTCAATTACAAGGAAAAGGCCCTGACGCGGCTGGCCGGGGCAATGTCCGAACGGAACCTCTCCCTACGGGATGTCCTCGCAGCAGCCGGAGTCGAAGTTCTCCTCCCGAGTGGCGAGGCGATTTCCGGCCTTAGCCTCGCCCCCGATCCCGCGCCGACCAAGCCGTGCGCCACCAGCGGCACCAAGCAGGATACCCTGATCGCCATGCTGAAGCGGCCTGAAGGGGCCAGCATCGCCGAGATCATGGCAGCGACGGGCTGGCTGGCACACACCGTCAGGGGCGCCATCGCCGGGGCCTTGAAGAAGAAGCTGGGCCTGGAGGTCACCAGCGAGAAGGTCGAGGGACGCGGTCGAACCTACAAAATTCAAGCCTGAGGAGACCACCCCATGCCCCGCTACAGCGTGATCATCACCCGCGACGTCACCGAAAGCACCATCGTCCAGGTCGAGGCCGATACCCCCGAACAGGCCGAATCGGCTGCCTTCGAGAAACTGCACGAGAGCGCCGACACCGAGTGGGAACTCGACGAAGGGTCCTGGAACAAGGGCGATTCCTACGTCACTGGCGTGGATGAACTGCCCTGATGGCGCTCGATTTCGGTCAGAACCATCAGGGCTTGATCGAGGGCCGGCATATCACCGGCCCTTGATGCGCGGTCCACCTGCGTCTTGGCCACATCGAGAGCGGCCCGACCATAGTGATCCATCAGGTCATTCGCGGCACGGGCCACATGCTCGGGATTGACCGCCATGACTTACAGCGACTTCTTCAAAGCCGCAGCCGTGCTGAACTTGATGGAGGTCGAGGCGGCGATGTCGATAGTCTCGCCGGTCTTCGGATTGCGGCCCTGGCGCGCCGGGCGTTCCGACTTCGAGAAGGAGCCGAAGCCGATGAGACTGAAGCGGCCTTCGGTCTTGACGCCTTCGACGATTGTGGCCAGCACCGCTTCGACGGCGGCATCGGCCTGAGCGACGGTGCAGCCGGTGGCCTCGCGGACGGACTTCGACAGGGCAGACTTGGACATGGCTAACGAGACCTTTCTTGGACGGAATTTCGAACAGTAGATTCGGTTGGCGCCAAATCCAAGCCTTCACCGTAACCGCTCAAAGACCCGCCGTAGGACGAAGCCGCGCAGCAGGGACACCAGGGCGAAGATCCCGCCGATGGCCAAATCGTCCGAGATGGCGATGCGGATGCCGAACAGCGGGAACGCCGCCACCTGCGTCGCCACCGCCAGAATGTAGCCGATGACCACGTTGGCGATGGCCTCGGTCAACGACATACGGCGGCTTTGGCGCATCGGCGTAATCCATTGAAAATGATTGATTAATCGACTTGATAAGCCTGCGCTGGAGAGCGTTAGTGGGTCCACCAAAACGGAGGAACACCACGATGCAAACCCGCGACGAAGCCCTGGCGAAGATCGCCGCCACCATCCTGGACCTGGAAACCCTGGAGACCCGCAACAGCGACCGCCTCGACTTCCACGAGCTTTCGGTCTGGGGCATCAAGGCCGCCCTGGAAGCCGCCTACGCAGCCGGCCAGGAGGCGAAGTGAACATGGCCTTGACCGTTCGCCCCACCGCCGCCCTGAAGGCCCATCCGCAGTGGTCGCAGACCGACTTCGAATACTTCCGGGGCAAGGGCTATTCCAACCAGCAGATCCTCGAATTCTGGGAGCGCGACCTGCGCCTCGGCTGCCAGCCGCTGAACTGGAAGCCCACCGACGCCAAGTACCAGCATTCCCTGCGCCGGATCACCCGGCGCTGACCGCCTTCCCGGCAGCAATCTCCTCGAAGCTCCGGCCATCGCCGTCCAGCACGGCCTTGCTCCCGGTCAGCTTCTGCCAGCGGCCGACGATCACGTCGGCATAGGCCGGGTTCAATTCCATCGCAAAGCATCTGCGGCCCGTAGTCTCGGCGGCGATCACCGTGGTTCCGCTGCCCGCGAACGGCTCGTACACCCCGTCGCCCTCGGCGCTGTTGTTGAGGATCGGACGGCGCATGCATTCCACCGGCTTCTGGGTGCCGTGAACCGTGGCCTCGTCCTCGTCACCACCGTTGCCGATGGCCCAAACGGTGGCCTGATCCCTCGCCCCTTGCCAATGGCCGGTGCCGCTCTTGCGCACGGCGTACCAGCAGGGTTCGTGCTGCCAGTGATAATCACCCCGGCCCAGGACGAAGCGGTTCTTCGACCAGATGATCTGGGTGCGGATCTTGAAGTCGTTGGCTTCCAGGCTGTCGGCCACCACCTTGGCGAAGATGGCCGCGTGCCAGACATAGGCGACCTCGCCGGGGAACAGCGCCCAGGCTTCCCGCCAATCGGCGCGGTCATCGTTGGCGACCTTGCCGGTGCGGGCGGTGGACGACACCCCGGCTTGGTTCCGCCAGGACGGATCGTATTCCACGCCATACGGAGGATCTGTGACCATCAGGTGCGGAGTCGCTCCGGCCAGCAGGCGCTCGACGTCGGTGGCGCTGGTGCTGTCGCCGCACAGCAGGCGGTGGCGGCCGAGGATCCACAGATCGCCTGGCCGCGTCACCGGATCGGCGGGCGGCTTGGGGATGTCGTCTTCGTCGGTCTCGCCGGCACCGTCGCCCTCGGCATCGGTGTCGGCCATCAGCCGCTCCAGGTCTTCGTCGGAAAAGCCGATCAGGTCGAGGCTGAACCCATCCTCCTGGAGGCGGGCCAGTTCGGCGGCGAGCAGCTCGTCGTCCCAGCCGGCGTTCAGCGCCAACTGATTATCGGCAAGGCGGTAGGCGCGAGCCTGGGCGTCGGTCAGGTGGCCCAGCCGGATCACCGGCACCTCGGTCAGCCCGAGATGGCGGGCAGCCAGCAGGCGGCCGTGGCCGGCGATCAGCACGCCGCGCTCGTCCACCAGGACCGGCACGTTGAAACCGAATTCAGCGATGCTGCCGGCGAGTTGGGCTACTTGCCCCTCGGAATGCGTCCTGGCATTAGCGGCATAGGGCAGCAGCCGGTCGAGCGGCCATTTCTCGATCGCTTCAACCAGCATGGTCAACTCCGCGCTCGGTCATGACCGCCGCGAACGGGCGGCCGTCAGCCAGCGTCACCGGGATGTCGGGAAACAGCGCCTGCCAGCGCAGGATCGCCACGTCGCAATAGGCGGGGGCCAGTTCCATGGCACGGACGATCCGCCCCGTGCGCTGGCCGGCGATGATGGTGCTGCCCGAGCCAGAGAATGGCTCGAACACCACCTCGCCCTCGTCGGAATAGGCCCGCATGACGAAGTCCGGCAGCGCCACCGGGAACACCGCCGGGTGACAGCCGTCGCCTTCGATGGCGCCCTTGTGGCGGGTCACCCGCAGCACGCTGTCGGGAATGCGGGCGTCCTGGATGGCGTTGCCGTGGCCGGTCTTTCTCGACACCGTGCCGTCGGCGGCCCGCAAGCCACCGCCGCCCAGTTTTTCGCCGGCATGGGCGCAGGCGACGATCTTGTTGGGTTTGCGCGAGACCTTGTTGAAGTGGAACACCAGTTCGAAGGCGGGAGCTAGGCGTCCGCCCCAGTCGCCCGGCAGGCCCGGTCCCTGATCCCAGGCGTACAACCCAAACTGACGCCAGCCGGATTCGCGCATGGCCTCCAGCCAGCCGCGCCAATACGGTACCCATTCCCCCTCGCGGTGGATCAGGCCGAGATTGACCAACACCTGCGCGTCGGGCTTCACCGGCAGGACGGCGAACACCCCGGCCATCAGCCGGTCCCAATCGGCGATACCGCCGGAAGCGTAATCCCGCTGCTGGCCGTAGGGCGGCGAGGTGAACACCAGTGCCGCAGTCTCACCCGCCATCAGCGTGGCCACCGCCGCCGCATCGGTCGAGTCGCCGCACAGCAGGCGGTTATTGCCGAAATGCCAGAGGTCGCCAGGCCGCGACACCGGGTCGCGTGGCGGATCCGGGGCCATATCATCGTCATCGCCGTCAGTGGCGGCAGCATCTTCCTCCGGCTCGTCGTCGAGCGGCGCCATCAGGTCCGCCAGTTCCTCGTCGGAGAAGCCAGTCAGCCCAAGGTCGAAGCCGTCGCCGTTGAGCGCATGCAGTTCCGCCGCCAGCAATTCCTCGTCCCAGCCGGCATTGAGGGCCAGCTTGTTGTCGGCCAGCACATAGGCGCGGCGCTGGGCCTCGGTCAGGTGGTCGAGAACCAGCACCGGCACCCTGTCCAGCCCCAGCCGCTGCGCCGCCGCCAGCCGCCCATGGCCGGCGATGACGTTGCCCTGGCCGTCGGCGAGGATGGGGGTCGTCCAGCCGAATTCGGCGATCGATCCCGCGATTTGCACCACCTGGCTGTCCGAATGAGTCCGCGCGTTGCGGTCATAGGGGTGCAGCCGGTCGATCGGCCAATGCTCGATCGCAGAGGGCAGAAACCTGAGATCACTCATCGTCATGATATTTGCCTGAAATAGACATTGCCGTGCCCAACCCCGCCAAGCCTCGACATGCCATCCCTGCCGCGCCTGCCCCGACTCACCTCGCCACGCCTAACCCCGCCCAACCAAGCCAGGCCTGCCTTTCCATGCCAAACCTCGACACACCTGGGCCAACCCGGCCTCGCCTTGCCTGCCTTGCCGTGCCGTCGCCCGTCCCGCCATGCCAGACCTAGCCTAGCCACGCCGATGTGCGGTCACGCCGCCATGGGCGGGAGGGCCGCCTCGATTTCGTCGAGGGCCGCGAACAGGGTCGCGAACTCGGCGAGATCGGCATATCGCCGCCGCAGGGCCTGGAAATCCTCCCAGGCCTGGCGGAGCACGATGCCCCGCCGTTCCGGATCGGACATCGCCACGGCGGTCGCGGTGTAGTACCGGCGGTCGCCTTCCTTGACGTTGACGAACGCGACGATGCTGCGGGGACCGCCCTCAGGCGTGGCGCGATAGCGCACCACCACCGCCCGGATGATGCTGCGGGCCTGGGACAGGCGATATTGGTGAGCGGCCTCCGTCTCGTTCCATTCGAACAAGGGGTGCAGCGGCGAGGCTGGATCCCGGGCGTCCGCCACCACGGTCTCGGGCGTCAGTTCCCCTCCGCCATCGCCCCGGAGCCACTCCAACCGTTCGCCGACTGTCTGGGCCGGCACATGGGCACCCTTCTGCAGGCGGGCGCCATTCCGCCAGGCATATTCCGGCCCGTGCATCAGGCTGCCTCCGCCAGGAGGCGGCCCATTTCTTCCGCGGTCGCCACATGGAACATGCCGAACTGGCCGTCCTTCTCGGGACGCCATTCGCCAATCCCGACGCCAAACCCGGCGGTGTTGAACAGGTTGACGATCTGCGCCGCGCTCAGCACGTTGCCGTTGAAACGGACCCGCACGGTGGCGTGCCAGGGCCAGAACTGTCCCCGGTAGCGGATGTCGGCGGTGCCCATGCCAACACGGACCATGTCCTCGCGCATTTCGGGCTCGGAGCCCCGGATGCGCACCAGATCCATGCGCATCAGCGCCCCGTTGAAGGCGCCACGTACCGCCGACTGCTCGCCCATCACATGGAATGCCTGCCGGGCCGCCACCTTGGTGATGCCTGCGACGGACGTGCAGGCGGTCACCGCCGCAGCCTTGAAGGCCACCGAAGGGAATCCGTGCCCGCCGCCCTCGATCCGGTACAGGCTCTGCTGGAAGTCCTCGTAGGGGTCCTTCGCCTCCTTGGCGGGCTTGGCCGCTTTCATCTGCTTGCCCAGCATCTCGCGCTTGGCCTTTTCGGACCAGGCGTGGGAGATGAGCGGGGTATCGCCCACCAGGGTGATCTCGATGATCTCCAGGTTGATGGGCGGCAGTTCGATCTGGGTCGCTTCCTTCTTGGTCGTCATGGTCGGTCTCCATCGGGTCCGGCGCGGCCACGTCCCGGACGCGAATCAGGGGGTCACACGAAGGCGACCACCGGACCCGATGGAAGCTCGGATCGCATATGGTCGCGTCATATCCCCGGTGGCCGCCGGGGAATGGAAAGAGGCGGAACTTCGGAAGGAAGTTCGCCCGGATCAGGAAGGCGATGATCAGTCCGTGCAGTCGCAGGGCAGGCAGTCGTCGGGTGGGCCGCCCTCGAAATCCCGCTGGCGGCGGACGAACTGGAACATCTCGCGGTAACTGGGGCGATCAGCGCGGAACAGCGCCATTTCCGGCTTGGTCAGGGTGCCGAGCGCCGGAGCATTGCGCTCCATGTCGATCCACCATCTGGCCCGATCCGGGAACAGGCGCATGATCCCCTTGATGGTCGCCGCGCCCTTCATGAAGCAGAGGTCGCAGTTCCCCAACGGCGTCTTGCCGTCGTTGTCGGGCAGGCCGAGATCGAAGGGCTGCCGCTTCCAGAAGGCCGAGACGTCCTGGCGGGTGACGCGGGCTTCGTTCAGAGGCAGGAGGGTTTCGAACCTCTCCTTGCCGGCCTCGTTCATGGCCTTCTGACGGGCGACGCGGCGGGGCTCGTCGTGGCGCAGGCCGACGACGTTGATCCATTCCGGGTAGCCCAGCATGTCGCGCATGAACGCGATGCCGCGCTTGACCTTGAGGTAATGGGTGCAGAGCCGCATGGTCGGGTTGGGCAGGAAGCCCCGCGCCCGGACCACCTTGGCGAAGGGCTCGCCGTCGCGGGCGGCGCTGTTGTAGCCGACCACGCCGGTGTCGAAGGGCTCGGCGGGATCGTATTCCAGCCAGGTGATGGCGACCTGCCAGCGCGACCCACATTCGTGGACGAAGCGGAGCGTCTGCTCGAATTCCCGGCCGGTATTGAAAAACACCACATGGACGTCGGCGGGCAGTCGGCCATCGTGGGCGTCCAGGATCTGGCGCAGCATGAACCCAGAGGTCCGCCCGCCCGAGAACGACACCAGCGCCGGGCCGTCGATGCGATAGGGACTGCCGGTCATCATCGATTCCCTGCGGCCTGGATGCGGCTGCCGATCCAGTGCATCACCGGCACGGCCATGCTGTTTCCCAGCGCCCGATAGCGCGGGCCGTCGGGACAATCCTCGGCAGCCTTCCGCCGCCAGGGGATGCGGGTGTAGTCGTCCGGGAACCCCTGGAGCCGCTCGCATTCGCGCGGCGTCAGGCGGCGGACGCCGAGATGGTGGTGGACGGCCAACTGGCCACCGGCATTGTCGCGGCCGATTGCGTTCATCGCCCGCAAGGTCGGCGCGATGGCTCCGGCGGAGACGTCGCGGCTGGCCTTGCAGTCGAACGCCACCGGCACCAATGGCGTGCCGCGTCCGGTGCCGTCCTCGGAAGCGTCGAAGCCTTCGCCGCGCAGGGAATGGGTGACAAAGGTCTCGGTCTCGAAATCCATGCGGCCGCTGGCCGAGGCACAGGCGTTCAGGGCGGTGGCGACGTCGATGGGGCCTGATGTGTTGTTGCCGCCGAAAGCGCGGCATGCAGCCGGGCCGGCAGTGTCTTGCCGCGATTGGCGGCTCGGCGGAGAATCCCGGCGCAGGCCGTCGCGCTCAAGAAGTACCGCGACGGGATCGGCCCGGCCTCCAGCACCTGCGATAACGAACACGCGACGGCGTCGTTGGGCCAGGCCGAAATGTTGGGCGTCGAGTACCCGCCATGCGACTGTCCGCGCGGGTCCAAGCACACAACCAGCGTCCGCCCATTTGCCCCCTGGCGGAAGAAGCGGACCATCTTCGCCGGCCAGTCCGCCCAGAAGGCACCCGAAGGCGTTGTCGCGGGTGGACAGCACGCCGGGGACGTTCTCCCAGACGATCCAGGCGGGGTCGATGGCATCGGCGAGGTCCACGAAGGTGAGTGCGAGATTGCCACGGGCGTCGTCCAGCGACTTGCGCCGGCCCGCCACCGAGAACGCCTGGCAGGGCGTGCCGCCCACCAGAACGTCGATCTTTCCCCGCCACGCCGAGCCGTCGATGGCTGTCATGTCACCCAGGTTGGGGATGGCCGGGTGGCGGTGCGCCAGCACGGCGGAGGGGAACGGTTCAATCTCGGCGTAGAAGGCTGGGCGCCAGCCCAACGGCTCCCACGCCACCGTCGCCGCCTCGATCCCGCTGCACACCGAGCCGTAGATCAGCCCATCGGCAACCGGGGCGCACGACATTGCGCCGATGGCCGGCGGGACCGGCTCGGGAAGAGCAAGATGCATGAGGCTGGTAACCGGATCCGGAGTGGTAATCGGGGTGGAATCCGGACGGCCGGATACCGGGCGGCTACCACCCTGCCCGAAGACGCCAAAGGCGCACCAGCCTTGGCCGGGCGCGCCTCGTGGGGTGGTAACTGGTAACCGGGTGGTACCCTAGTTTTTCTGCCTGTCGCTACCGATGTTCGGCGCTGAGCCCTCCCGCATAGCGTGTGCGCCAGGGAGGAACCATTGATTTTCCGGGGGTTGCCGGGGATGCGGGCGGCTGGTCCGGGGAGTGGACCGTGCCGTCCGCGTCTGTCGCCAGCATGACCGCAGGCTATCCCAAATCGCCCGATTTTGTCCGTTCGAAAAGTGTTCGCATGGCCGACTTCGCCCCCCTGCTCACCGCGCCGCCGATCTGGTCGCCAGAATCACCTGCCGCCGCGACCTGTTGCGCGGCAGGTGACGCCCGTTGAGCTTCCAGGCAACGACGCAGAGGGCGAAAAGCCAGTGTTCGTTGACGGCGGTGCGGGCCAGACCGACCTTCCAGCAGATGGATTTCCACGGCTCGCCGGTGGCCCGCAGCCAGACGATGCGGGCGTCGAGCGGGTCGAGCAGACGCAGCCAGGGCAGCGCCTCGTCCATGCGGGTGATGGCGGCTGCCGAGGGCGGCGGGCGTCGCAGGGTGATCTCCGCCACCGCGCACGAGTCCCAGAACTCGCGGAGCATGGGCGGCCAGGTGCTGGCGAAGCCCTGCACTCGCACATCGGGCAGCCGGCGCAGGGTGTCGGCAGCCTCGGCGAGACGGTCCTCGACCAGGGAGGGCGTCCAGTGGGTCTCAGCCATGGGACACCTCCGGGCGCGGACCATACAGCTTGGCGCCCAACTGGCGGATCAGTTCGCGCTCGGGCCAGGTAAGGCGGGGATCGCTCTCGGCGATGACCAGCACACCCTGGTCCTGCCATCCGGTGCGCTTCACGGTCTCGGGATCGCGGCGGCTGCCGCCGAAGCCAGGGGGATGCCACTTCATCGCGCACCTCCCCGAGTGTCGATTACCCAGGACAGGATGGCCAGCGCGTCGGCCTCGTTGTCGTCCTCGGGATTGAACCCACGCCCCCGCATGGCGGCGATGACCGCGTCCTTGCTGGCGTTGCCCTTGCCGGTGGCGTGGCGCTTGATGGCCCCGACGGGAACACCCTGGTAGGGGATGTGGTTGAGTTCGCACCACGCGGTGAGATGGGCGAGAAAGCCGCCGTAGATGTGGGCGGCATCGGTCCCGGCATGGCGGCGGACCTCCTCGAAATACACCGTGCCGATACCCTTGGCCCCGTCCAGCAGGTGGTCGAGCCAGGAGCGGAAGCGCAGGAAGCGCATGCCCCCGCCCTCGTAGCGTCCGGGACGGAAGGCCATGGTGCCGGAGACGATGGTGCCGTCGGACAGGCGCATGGCCCATCCGGCAGTGGTGCCGAGATCAAGGGCGAGGATGGCGGTGGCGGGAGATGCCGCCGGAGAACTTGCAATGTCGCCCGGAGCGGGCAGAGTCGAAACAGCCATGATAGCCTCCGTGAAGGGGATGATCGTGGTCAGGGCGACGGGGCTGATGTTCTTGGCGGGACAGGCCACCGTCGCCCGCCTGGGAATTGGGGAGTGCTCCGGAGGTGCCCGTGACCGGGGGGATGCCCATCGGTCGCACGCGCGTGAACCCACCGGGGTGGGAATGGGAGAGCGCGCCCACGGCGCTCTCCCCCACCCCCAAAGGGGGTGGGTTTCACCCCCACAACTTGAACCATCCCGCAACTGATTGAGGGACATGGAGAAAATCAAGTTGGGGAAGTTGGGAAGCCCGCTGCCGTTCCCAACTTGAATCCGCGCAATGCGAGGGGATTGGACGGGGTCGAGCGAATGTAGTTGGGAAACGCTTTCCCAACTTGCTGGGGCGGGCCGGAGAGAAACGCGGAGGGCAGGTTCGGGACGAGGCGCATGTAGTTGGGAAAGGCGTTCCCAACTGGCCACAACTTGAATCCGCGAAAGCCTGCGCAAGGCGATGGTGGGGGCGACGATCATTGATCGCCCTCCGCCGGATAGACCCAGACGGTGGGATTTTCGACCGGCAGCGCTGCCCCGGTCTGCGGGCATTTGTAGTGGCTGGGCAGCACGTCGGCGAAGGCCGGGGTGATCTCGCCGGTGAGGGGATCGGCGACTTCGCCCCCGGTGGGGAACGCCATGCCCTCGGCGCACAGATAGCCGAACTTGGACCTGCTCACCGGCAGATCGAAGGCCGCGCCATCACGCACGAACTTGATGTAGCCCTTGGTGGCCAGCACGCTGACGCGGTCGCGGATGGTGTCCTTGCCGCCCAACCCGCCCTGGTTCTCGAAGGTCTCGGCGAACTGCAGGGTGGTGTACAGGCGGCCCTGTGCGGCCTCGTCCAGCAGGATCTGCAGGATGACGTCATGCTTGCGCACCCGCTCTGCGTCGAGGCGGTCGCCATGGGCCTTGCGCACCAGCCGTTCCGAGGCACGGTCGATCTCGACCCAGCGGCCATGGACCTTGTCGACGATCCGGGGCTCGATGGCCGGGCCGTTGCGCAGCTCGAAATGCAGCAGGCGCTCGGGGCGTTCCTCGTCGGGCCGGAACATGATGATGCCGGAGGTGTAGAAGCTGCGCAGCGCCCCGGCGCCGGACAGCGCCATGAAGGGGTCCTCGGCCAGCAGCTTCTTGGTGATCTTGCGGGTGTGGTGGCAGAGGATCAGGCCGGCATCGGGGGCGACGGCGTCGCGCAGGGCCTCGACCCGCTCCTGGAGGAAGAAGAGCATGGCGGCGTTGTCGTTCTCGCCACTGCCATCTGGGCCGCCGTCGAACAGGTTGCGGATCGGGTCGATGCAGATGAGGTCGGGCGGGACATCGCCGAAGCGGCTGCGCACGGCGGCGATGGTCTGGGCCAGGCCGTTGCCGTCGAGCAGCATCCGCACCTTGGGGGTGGCGACCAGATTGTCGCGCGCCGCCGCCAGGATGGCCGGATCAAGGCGGATCGAGCGCAGGCGTTCGCGCAGGTAGTGGTACTGGATCTCGGCCTGGAGATAGAAGATCCGCAGCGGCCGGGCCGGGGTGAAACCGAGGAAGGGCACCCCCGCCGCCATGTGGGCCAGCAGACTGATGAGGAAGTCGCTCTTGCCCACCTTGGGGGCGCCACCCAGCACCAGCATGCCGCCCGGCGTCACCAGGCGGGGCGCGATGATGTCGTCGGGCATGGGGCTGTCATCGTCGAGCAACTGCCCCAGGGAGAAGGCCGGCAGGCCGGACATGGGCGGCGATGCCAGGCGGTCGAGGCCGGGGCCGTGCTTTTCCTCGTGCAGCCGCCACAGGCGCTGGGCCTCGGCCGCCAGGCGTTCCAGTTCCCAGGACGGGCGCAGTTGGGCGGCGTTGTACTGACAGATGGCCTCCCAGGCCTCGTCGCGGCTGATGCGGCCCTCATGGGCCATGCGGACGTAATGGCCGATGGCGGCGCTGGCCCCCTGGAAGCGCGTCCAGTCGTCGGCACCGCCCTCATGCACCGGGGTGAGCAGGATGGCGTCGATGCCTGGCCGTGCCGCGGTCGCCGGTCGGGGAGTCATGCCGATGCCGGGCAACAGCGGCATGGCATCGACCAGATTGGCGAAGTCGCGGAGATCGACCTCGAGGCCGGAAGCATGGGTGCGGATATTGACCAGCCGCCGCCTGCCGCCCTTGTGGTAGACCGACCCGGCCACCCGGATCGGCTGGTGGGCCGAGCGGAAATGGGCGTCGCCACCGACCTTGTCGGCGATGTCACCGCGCAGGCGGCACAGCAGGTCGATGTCCTCGCCCTCGGAGGGTTCGGTCAGACGCCACCAGACATGCAGCTTGTCGTCGCCCTCGGGCGTGCGTCCGCCGCTTTCCACCACCAGGGTGGGATCGCCGAGGTGGCGGACGAGGTGCGCCAGCTTGGCCTCGATGTCTCCGGTGTCGAGATCGACCACCACCGCCTGCATCTGCCGGATGTCGGCGGACTTGGCCTGACCGGATTCGGCCACCGTGCCGGGGACGACATAGAAGGCCGCCCCCTCGCGCGCCGCCCAGCCGGCGAAAGCCAGGGCGCTGTCCACCATGGTGGCATCGGCCTGAATCCAGGCGGTATGGGGGCGATCCTGGATGCCTTGCCCCTTGTCAACAAAACCGCGCAACGGAATCCAGCCGTCGCAATAGCCGAACACCACGTCGAGGAAGATGGCGATCTCCCCGGCATCCGCCTCCAGGCCGGCGCAATCGTCCTGGGGGGGCGCGTCGTTGAAATCCTGCCACGGGCCGGGGGTGGCGTCGGTCATGCCGGCAGGCTCCAGCAGCGGTTGGACCAAGCGCAGAAGCGGCATTCGTGGAAATCGCGCTCGCGGGCGATGCGCGGCAGCAGGTCGCCCGCCTCGGTGGCGCGCAGGATGCGCACGGCGCGGTCGCTGACCGTCTGAGCCAGCGCCGCGTCGAACGGCACCAGTTCGTGATGAAGCTCGGCGGTGTCCTTGTTGATGGCGGTGAACAGCGCCGGGGCCTGGGAAATGCCCGGCACCGTCGCCTCCATGTAGGCTTGATAGGTGGCGATCTGGGCGGCATAGACCGGCTTGGTGACCGCCACGCCCTTGGCGGCGGTCTCGCGCCAGTTCCTGGCGTTCATGGTCTTGCATTCCCACAGCGCCGGGAATGCCATGCCCGGCAAGTCGGGGCCGGCGGCGATGATGCCGTCCACATGGCCGCGAATGCGCCCATCGGCGACCGAGAAGCCGAACTGGCCGCCATCCGGCCGGTTGCCCTTGCGGATGTAGAGGTCGAACCCCGCCTGGCGCAGCCAGTGGATGGCCTGATCTTCCAGCACATGGCCGATGGCAAAGATGCGGAGCGTCCGGCCGTCGAAATCGGCGCCCTCATCCTTGGGGGCGCCGACATATTCGAACTGGAGCGCCCGGTCGCACGGCACTCCCAGCCGGGAGGCGCCGAGATAGGTGCGGGACGGCGTGGCGTCCCGCTCGGCGACAAGAGCGTCGTCGATCAGGGCGTTGACCCGTTCCGCCAATTTGGGCCGGTGGTTGAAATCCAGCATCAGAACGGAATCTCCATGCCGTCGGTGGTGGCCTGGGCGCGCATGGCGTCCTGGAACCCCTCGACGGCGGCCTCGATCAGGGCGCAGACCTGGGCCTCGGTGAGACCGGCCAGCGGAGTGTCCCAGCCGATCTCCTCCATCAGCTCGGCCACCGGCTTGACCGCGGCATGGATGGCGGCGTCTTCCTGAGGGGTGAGGTCAACCATGGTGGGCCGCTCCCGCGCCAAGCGCGTCCAGAAGCCTTGGCAGCCCTTCGAGCAGAACCACACCGATGGCCGGCGCACCTTCGAGCGCACTGGATCGAACCAGCCAAAACCACGGGTCGGACACCGGCAGACGGCACAGAGCGTCCCACGCGGATGCCATGCCCGCAGCCGGGCGGCGGCGGTTTCGGTCATGACCGGCCTCCATTACGCCGCCCTCCGGTTGGAGCCATCGCGGGCCTGGGTGACCAGGGCGCGGATGGCCTGACGGTTGAAGCGGAACGCCAACAGGGCGGAGGCCTGATAGCGGGTCAGCCCGAAATCCTGGCGACACTCCGCCGGCAGCAGGGCCAACTGCTTGTCGGTGGGCGGCTGGCCCAACCAGCGCTTGCTCTTGTGAGCGCTTTCGTCGGTCTCGTGCTCATTGAGCCAGTCGTCGGCCGCCGCCAGGCAGATAGTGCGTTCGCCCACCGCCAGCAGGCGAGGCTGCTGGCGGTGCAGGCCGCCGATGGCGCTCCACAGCCCGTCGAGGAAGAAGATGCCGCCCCAGGCGTTGAAGCCGCTGGCCACCAGCGCCGCGTCGTCGCCGAACAGGTCGCACCAGCGGAAGCTGGAGCGCTGCAGCAGATCGACCTCGGTCATGGCGAAGTCGTTGATCGGGATCACCTCGCTGCCGCGCTGCCAGACATAGCCGCAGATCGGGCATTCGGACACGCCGAGCGGCACGCTGGCCCCGCATTCCGGGCAATCCTTGGACGGGGCCTCGCCGCATCCCTCGTGGCCGTCGAGATCGACATCCTGCTCCAGCGATCCGTGCAGCAGGGTGGAGGTGCCGAAATCCAGCACCACGCAGTCGGTCTTGACCAAGCCCGGATGCTCGTCGGGGCAGATGGTGCGCAGTCCCCGGCCGACCATCTGGATCATGGTCGACTTGTAGGAGCTGGGCCGCAGCAGCACCACGCAGGAGGTGGGCGGATGGTCCCAGCCCTCGGTCAGCACCGCGACATTGACCACCACCCGGGCCTCGCCGCGACCATAGGCGGCCAGCGCCGCGCGGCGCTCGGCCTCGCCCATGTCGCCGATCACCATCACCGCCGGGATACCGGTGTCATTGAACGCCGCGGTGACGTTGCGGGCGTGGTCCACCGTCGAGCAGAACACCACCGTCTGGCGGTTGCCCGCCTTCTCCCGCCAATGCGCGACCACCGCCTCGGTCACCGGCGCCCGGTTCATGATGGCGTCGACCTGGGTCATATCGAAGTCGTCAGCGGTCTTGCGCACCCCGGCCAGGGCGTCCTGGACGCCCACATTGACCACGAAGGTGCGCGGGCGGACCAGATGGCCGGAGGCGATCAACTCGCCGATGCGGATCTGGTCGGCGACATTGGAGAACACCGGCCGCAGCCCCTTGCCGTCGCCGCGATTGGGGGTGGCGGTAACGCCGAAGATTCGGCACTGCGGATTGCGGGAGAGCGCCCGGTCGATGATGCGGCGATAGCTGTCGGCGGCGGCATGATGGGCCTCGTCGATCACCAGCAGGTCGAGCGCCGGCATGCCGTCCAGATTGGCCGCCCGCGCCAGGGTCGGCACCATGGCGAAGGTGACCTGGCCCTGCCACGACTTGCCCCCCGCATCCACCACCGAGGTGGTGAGGACCGGATTGACGCGGGCGAACTTGGTCCGGTTCTGGTCGGTCAGTTCGTCGCGGTGGGCCAGCACGCAGGCCTTGGCCCGGCTGTCGCCGATCATTTCGCCGGTCACCGCCGACAGCATGATCGTCTTGCCGGCCCCGGTCGGGGCGACGCCCAGGGTGTTGTGGTGCTCGCCGAGCGCGCGGACGCTGCGCTCGACGAACAGACGCTGGCGGGGACGCAGCAGCATGTCACTGCGCCCACGACGGACGGGCACCGGCGGCGGGACGCGCCGCCTGCGGCTGGGCCGGAGCCGAAGCCGGGGCCGGAGCCGCCTGCCCCTGGACCGGCAGCGAGGCAGAGCCGCCGGAGCCGAAATAGGTGCCGTATTCCTTGTGGTCCGGCGTCACGGCGAGGCGGATCTCGTTCTTGTCCTCGCCGTTGGTGTCCTTGCCGATGTCGATCTTGGCCAGGAACTCGATGCCGTCAAGGTCGCCGATGCCGTTGATGCGCCGCGCCGCCTGCGCCTGGGGCGAGGTGTCCTTGTCGGAAAGGCCGCGCGCCGAGTTGAGCATGCCGCGGATCAGGCTGCGGCCCTTGTTGCCCCAGTCCGGCCCCTTGGGGCTGAACAGCCCGATCAGGGTGAACACCTTGCGCTTGGCGTAGGGGCCTTCCAGCACGGTGAATTCGCCATTGAGGTAGACCGAGCCGCTCTTGTCACCATAGGTGGCGTAGCCGCCGGTCCAGCCCTGATTGGGGTCGTTGTAGCCGCCGGGGCGGATGGTCATCCGCACCCGGGCGACGGTGCCCTTGGGGATCAGGGAATAGGCGGACTGGGTCTCGGCGTTGTTGAAATCGTTCCAGGTGGACATGGTCGTCGTCCTTTGCGTCAGATCGTGGTGGTGTCGGGGGATTGGGCGGGCAGGCCGAAGGCGAGGCGTTCGGCCGCCGGCCGGGCGGGGCCGCGGATCTTGTCCATCAGTCGGCCGAGATGGGGTTCCTCGACCGCGTCGAGCCGCCCGCTACGGTCCTTGGCCGGATAGCCCCAGGGATTGAGGGTGTGGCAGACGAAAGCCCGGTACGGCTTGCCAGACTCGTCGGTCATCTCCGCCATGGTGATGACCTCGTCGACGATGCCGGGCAGCTCGTTGCCGGTTTTGGAGCCGTCGATCTGCGGCACGAACAGGCGGCGGTTGAAGTCGTCCAGCTTCTCGTCGAGGATGCCGACGAACCAGACGTTCTTGGCCCGGGTGTGCTGCAAATGGGTCAGCCAGGCGATCATCTCGCGGCCGTGCAGCCCATAGGCGCCACGGCTGTCGGGGCGGCCGGTGCGATCCGAGAAGGCTTCCGGCTGGCCCTTGCACCATTGCAGGCACAGGCGCCCCGCCACCGTGATACTGTCGATGAACACGGTGTCGTAGCGATCCAACGCCGCCGCCTCGCCGAAGCGCTCGCACACCGCGTCGAAATGGGCCTGGCTGTAGGGCTGGTCGTCGCGCAGCGCCGGATTGGGACCGCCGATGAACACAGCGAAGTCGCGGCATTCCTGCCAGGTCCGCGGCCGGATGCTGTCGCCGCCCCAGCCCTCGATGGCCAGGTCGCCGGCTTCCAGGTCGAAGAACAGCGTCGAGGACGGAGCCATGGTCAGCAGCAGGGTGGTCTTGCCGATCCCCGACTTGCCGAAGATCGCCCCCTTGATGCCGCGCCGCTCGGCGAGGCGCTGGTCGGCGGAGATAATGGGAAGGCTCATCGCACGCCCTCCCCGCTGCCGATCTGCAGCGCGAAGGTGGGCTTGCCGGTCCTGACCGTGCGCGCCGCCTCGAAGGCCGAGCGGATGGAGCCGGGCCAAGCGCCGTATTTGCGTTCCGACACCTTGTAGGAGATCTCGACGAACTCGGCCGGATCGTCGCCTTCGGCGCGGATGCGCTCCACCAGGGCGGCGAGACGGGACTGATCCCATTCCACCCGCTTCGGCAGATCGGCGACGATGGTGACCAGGCCGTCGGCGAAGCGAACGGTGCCGGTGTCCTTGCTGGCGGCGGCGCGGGCCTGATTGGCCAGGGAGCTGTATTTCAGGGCCAGCGCACTATCCAGCCAATCCTTCACGGTCTTGGCGGCACGCAGGGCCTCGTCGGCCTCCTCCTGGAGCAGCGCCAGGGTTTCGGCGGGCAGAGCGGTCACCGCGCCGACCGGCATGGTGACGAGATCGGCCAGACGGGGGCGATTGGGGATGGTCATCGCCGGCCTCCCTTCGCCGTCCGGCGGGTGGCCATGATGGCGAAATAGGCCACCCGGTCCTCGGCGACGCGGCCCTGGGCCAGCAGCAGGTGGCCATTGTCGGCCAGGGTCATGGCCAGATCGGCGACCCGGTCCAGTTCGCACCGGGCCGGTTCCGCGAACGGCGAAATCCGCGGCGCTCGGTCACAGCCGAGATGGCCTTCGTGATAGGTGATGCGATCGCCGGGCGCGGCCCGATCGATCCAGGCGAGGAAGCCCCGCTCGTCCAGC